TGCTGCATCAAAGTACACATCGCCAAACCCTTCTGCGTTAGCGTTTCCCCAATTGCTTTTGTGATATATTTCGTTTGGCATTTATATACTTTTTTAGTTTAACTATATTCTTACTTTTTGGTTTGTACATTCTCATAAAACCCATCCATTAAATAAACTATCTTTGTCAGGGTACACATCATCATCTGAATTGTTTTCGTATTCAGGATATAAGTTACTATTAAAACTCATATGGTCTATAAACCTTGTTGTGTAATACTCTGCTAGGTTTCTTTCCTTTTGTACTAGGAAGTCTACTTCGTCTTTACTAGGTGTTTCTGCGTTTTCGCTTGTGTGCTTAAACAATCCACCATTTTTTAACTGATAAGCAGAATAAGGCAAATACTCTACCATTGCAAAGTGTATAAGCATAGGTGCTAAATACTCGTCTACTAGCGTTTGATAATCGCCTGTTAGATTGTCTGCAATAATATCAGCTTGTAATTTGTCGTATAACTTACTACCTGTGTAGTTTCTTACGTGAATTTCTTGTGCTATCTTGATAAACTGTATAAACTTATTGGTATCTACATTGCCATCAATGATACTATTCTTTACAAGGTCTGTTCTATTTATAAATAATGCAGTAGCCATAATTAGTTTTTAAATCCCATTTTATTCCAATAAGCAGCAGTATAACCTTTATACTTCATATCTTTAGGTGCAACAGGTACTTTCTGTGCGTTTGTTTCAGGCTTAAATCCTTGACTTCTAGCTTCTGTTGTACTAATTACATCTCCTAAACTTTTAGAGCCTTCCTTGCGTGCGTAAATACGTCTAAACCATTTGTGTTGGCATCTCGCTCCACCCTTGTAAAGCCATACAGAATAAGTATCAGAACCATTCTTACCAAAACCTGCATTTACAACTTTGTCAGTCATAGCAACTATATCTTCTTTACGATATACCTTTTTGGCTGCTATCATTTTCTTACAAAATTCTCTACTGTTAGGGCTTATTCTATTAGGGGCGTACATATATCTTACTAAATATGTTTTATCCTCTTGACCTTTTTGCTTTGACTTACCATCTTGCTTACTGTCTCTATACGGCTTTGCACTACCTGTATTAGCTAGATTAACTTGCTCGTTAAGTTCTTTAATCTTTTGGTCTAACTCATCTTCTAATTCATAATCTACTTCTCTTGTATCTATAAGGTCAAAAGTTTCTAAAATATCTTCTTCTTTTTCTCCTTGTGATATAAAATCTTGTAAATATTTATTTTCAGCATCACTAGCTAACTTTACACCTGTTTCTTCTTCTTTTGTTTCTTCGTCTTCTACATTATCTAGGTCTGTAAACTCTAAAGGTTGTAGTGTCTTAAAGTAAAGATTAAGTGAGATACCATTAAAAGCTAATATCTTGTCAAACGCTTCTAACAGTAAGTTTTGAAAAGGTCTAATAACAGTATTGTCCATTAGTATAGATGCTGTCTTTAACTCCTCTGCGTTGTTTCCAAGCCCTGTATTGTCTTTAATACCTAAAAGCATAGGAGATACTACTCTGTGTGCTACAAGTATCTTACGGCTGCTCTCATCGCTTAAAAACTGATATTGGTTGTGTGCATCACTTAATTGTACAGGGTCTATTGTAGCTGCTGTTTCAGGGCTGTCGTTAAATGATAGTATAAACTTACCTGCATTACTACTGCCTGAAAACTTATCATAGATACGTCTTTCTATTTGTTCTCTTTCTTCTGCACTTGGAGTACCTGAATTAAAGTTAATAAGCATACTAGGACTTAATCCTGATTGTATGTTATTTATATGGAAGTTAGATATTTCTTCTTCTAAATCTGCATATTGCAACCCACCTTGATAGTCGGGTGTAGCATAGTACTTGTATCCTGCTCTATAAGGCTTAACGTAAACAATCTCGATAGCTTCATTACTCATACCAAAAGCAGGTATGCGCTTAACTTGGTTAATACGGTTGTATTTTTGCCAATCATTAGAGTAGTAATATGCTTCTATTTCTCCTTTATCGTTGCACTTTTCAGCAGCTAATTGTTCAACAGGTATATGCTCAACCCTTGCTATCTTTTTTCTGTCTTTACTGTAAATTACCTGCATACTACATTGACCAAATAATTTTAGGTCTGCACACAACTTACGTACACAATCTTTATGTAATAGTGTAATAGCTTGTGCATATGCATCAGGCTTTCTTTGGCTGTCAGTAGCATCTAATCCCTTACCGTATATCATTTCACTAATACCGTTTATAACAGCATTATTTGTAGGGCTACCATTGTATCGGTCTATTAGGTACTGAAAGTATGAGTTTTTATCTCCGTATGTTACAAAAGCCTTATTCTTCTTTTCTTCAATAGTAGGGCTAACATAATTCGATAAACTTAAAGCGTGTATCATAATACTATATAATCGTTATTGTGTGTATCGTTTGTATCGTAAACGTCTTTATTTACATTATACCTGCTTTGTGTTACAGGTGTTTGTGATGTACAGAACAATTTATCCCTATATACTAATGTGCTGCCATTTAAAACCTCTAGTGTGTAAAAGTGTCCTTCTCTAAATGGTGCGTTATCGCTGCCAAATGTCATAGAAGATATTAAGAAGTTTTTATTGCTAGCAACAGTAGTGGCTCCATATACCGTTTCTGACTTATTAGTTTGTTCATCAGTAACAGTATATTTAAGCGTTTGAGTAACATACTCTGCTCTTGGTATATACTTAAATGTTTGCGTTTGTGAAACTGATACAATCTTCATATAAGTATAACGTTAAAAAGTGAGAATTTGTAATAAAAAAAGAGGAGTGCTTTCGCACCCCCCTAACAATCATAATCAAAACAAATCTATACTCTATACAAATATATAAAAAATATATTAAGCAGGAGTAATAGGTGTAGTAGCACTTATATCTGGTACAGTTGAGAAGAATGGTGGATTAACCTCACTAGCCGTAACTGTAAGTGTAAATCCTTGCAAGTCTCCTGCTGCTGCTCCTGTTACAATAGTACCACCTGTAACCTCTGCACCGTTGTCTTTTCCTACTAGTAAGTACTTTGTAGTACCTGTACCATCAGGATATAATTCAACAACATAGTGCGCTCTACCTCTGTTTAAGAGTTTGATTTCTTCTTGTGTCGCTACGTCTAGATTTTGAAAAGTAACATTTAGTGTACTTTCATAAAAAGTAGTACCATTTTCTCTGCTTGACGTTACGCTTGTCTCTAAAGATGTTTGACCACCTTTTACTTCAAACTTGAAAAATTCAGCACTTCCATCTGTCGGTAGTGTTACCGTTCCTGACGAAGGGCTTAACGCTGCGATAGCTGCGCTATAATCAAGTATATATACATTTTTGATACCTGCATAAGCCGCTTTACAGCCTATACCTCTACCTTTTGTTATTGCACAACTCATATTTATTTATTTATTAAAAAAGGGTAGGTAGGATATTCCTAGCCCACCCCTTTTATGTTGGTTAAAATTATGAGTAAAGAACGATGTCGCCTCTTACTCCGTATTGTACTCCTGCTGTGTAACGCATCACAACTCTTACGTTTTGTGAACCATCAAGGTCAGCCATATCAATAACTTTAACTTCGTTACGGTCATCTAGTAGACCTGTACCAAAGAATAGGTTAGATTTCTGTGCAGCAACTGCTGTGTTATCAGCAAGTCCTTTAGCTACAACAATGTTTACACCTTCAAAAGAAAGCTGACCACCGTTGTACCATTGTGAACCTTTGTTATCTGTACCTGCACCACCAATAGTAGCAACAAATCCGCCTAAAGCACGTACATACGCTCTAGCAATATTTGAAGATACATAAAGGTTTAGGTCTTCTTTTCCGTAAACAGTAGAAGGAATAGCATCTACAATTTTACCTAGTTCTGCAATTACATTAGAAGAAGTTACAGTTGCTTTCGCTACATCAGCACCACCGTCAGCAGTTAATAGAGCATCAAAACCATCAAAAGAACCCTCTCCTGCACTACCTTGCCAAATAGAAGTTTCAGTTGCGTTAGCAACTTCAGCAGCTACTTGTGCGATAACGAAGTCAGAAAATAAAGGTGGTAACTCATCAAAAGCACTAAAGCCCATTTGAGCAGCTTCCCAATCAGAGTGAAGTTGTTTCTTACAAATCTGTAAGTTTACTTGCAACTCGGTAGGAGTAAGTACTTTTTCTGTTAGTGTAAGTCCTGATGTACTGTCATCAAAGTCGCAATCAGCAGAACGTACTAGATTAGAAAATGCTCCTACTTTCATAGCAGCTTTATATTTCACGTTAGGTAGGATAGTTATTGTACCACTATCTAATGTATCGGCACTTAATAAGGCAGCAGCAAGGTATTTGCCTGCAAACTCTCCTGCATAAGATGAACCTGTAATTGTTGGATTAGCCATTTTTATTTATTTATTTAGTTGTTAATTTTCGATAAAACTTTATCTAGTGTAGATTGCTTTCTGTTTTGTGCAAACTTCACATTAAAGTTGTTAGTTTTTTCAGGGTTATGAGCAATAGGCTCGGCAGCAGGTTCAGATAATTCCTCTTTTACTTCTTTAGGTAATTCCTCTGATAATTCTACTTCTGCTTCTTCGCTCATTTCTTCTTTCTTCATATCCTCAATCATAGCTTTGATTTCAGATACTGCTTCTGCTAGTTCTTCTTTAGTAACATAGCCTAATTCTTCTTCAGCTTCTACTTCTTCTTCGTCAGTAGCTTCTTCTTCAGTAGCTTCTTTGATTTCAGCAATAATGCCTTCTTCTGCTACTACTAGCATCTTACCATCTTCCATAGTATA